AATTGCACGTTGTCATCTATTTCTTTTCCTTCGAATTTCTTTTTTGAGCTTTTAAAATCTCTAATCAGAACTGCTCCATCTTTATATAGAAACAGTTTATCAATAAATCCAAGTATTCTATACTTTTTATCATCTTTATCTACTTCTATTTGAAAGTCGATTTCGGAAAAAGATTTAATTGGTTTTCCAAATTTCTTACCATAAAAATCATAACTCAATCCCTGCAAGATCATTGTATTAAGAAGGGTAAGATGCTGCTGCGAATCTACTCCCTCCTTTGAGGCACAAATATTTACATATTTATTAACGGCCTTGCTTCCTTCTATATTCTGAGCTTCGATAATCGAATCAAAATGTTTTTTATGACGATCCTTTCCTAAGTATTCAAAGACATTGTGACAAATAGAACCCATCTTTGCTCCGTCATTTGATTCGTCTGGAAGTTTTAAAACATATCTGCAATAATATTGCCAACTACATTCTTCTAGCTTTTTTATTCTTGATGCTGACAAATAATTATTCATGATAGAGCTTTTTCTAGTTTTTTTAATTTGACAATTAGATTTTGAGAAATCTTTGCCTTTGGCGCATATTGAACCAATTGCATTAAAGATTCCTTGGAAGATTTTGAAAAATCTAAAGAATTTCTCCATGATCTAACTTCTTCGTCTGTCATGATGCCAAAATCCTCCTTGGGTGGAGGGCAAAACCATATTTTATCAAGATCCACAGTGTCTGATAATTTAATAAGACTTGACAAGGCTCCATCAAAGCCTCTGTTCTGCCCTAAGTCGTTGTTAAACGATAATGCTATATTTGTCCCTAAATTGGATAATCTAGAAGTGATTTTAGGTTGAATATTGTTAGTAAAACAAACGATGTTGTTCTTTACACCGGAACGATATAAAGACATAGAATCTCCAATTGATTCTACAACAAAAACCAAATTCTCTTCTTTTATTTGCTCTTCAACTCCATCTACAGAAAAGTATGGATAAAACCAATCTGCGGTCTTTCCAAAGTTTAACCATTTTGGCGATTCATTATTTTGCAAAACCTTTCTTCCAATGAAGCCATGAATTTTACTGTCTGCTCTTTTTATTGGAAAAACGATGCGCTGATAAAGCTTTCCAGAGGTAGCTAGTCCACATTGATATTCTTTTTGAACCCATGCAGGGATTCCTCTTGATTCAAAATATTGTCTATCTGGCAATAGCTTTTTAAGACACTGATCTGAGTATGTTTTTTCTTCTTTCAAAAGTTTATCTATTTTTTTGTAAATTATATTTGTTACCTTGCTTCCATCTAAGTATTTGGATACATCATTTGTCTTTAATGTCTTTTTTAATAAAAGCTCAAATGGAAGAGGCTTTTGCCCTTCAACAAAATCGCTCCAAACACCAGTATCCTTATAGATTCGAATAGAGGTCTTATTGTCTCCATTTCTAAAAATGGCAGCAGTTTGCCAATAGGAACCCCTATCTTCTAGTCTGTAGCCAATTTCTTTAAGGATGCAAGCATAATCAATCATCTAAGACTTTCTGGAAGTTCCAATTCTGATCCTCTGGTTACTTGAGCTTGAACGTCAGAGCCTTCTAACATTCTAACAATATCTCTACCATCTCCTCTTTCTTCAACATTAAAGTTGTCAAATTTGAGATTGATCCAATTATCTTTCTTGGAACCGTCTGGCCATTCGACAGGATTCAGATGACCAAAGGAATCTTCTCCCAAGTGACGAGCCGCAAGACATTTAAGTTTGTGAGTTCCGAAAGCTTCTCCTTCTTGAACAAGTTCATCCATTGTTTTCTTTCTAAGAAGAAAGAGGTGAGAAACGAATTGAATAATGTTATCCGACAAAGCGATAACACTTTCGTCATCTACGATTGTATCAGTATTTCTATTAGTTACAATGCCAGATCTATTTGTTTGAACAGATGTAACCATAGCAACAGTTGGCTTGCCATCGAATTTAAGTTCTCTGCTAATTGTTTGTTTGAAGTTGTGAAGAAGTTTCCCAACAAAAGCCCAATCAGCACCCTTGCCTAGATTATTGAAATCTGTTTTTAAATAGTCAAAAGAAAAGATCAGCGGATTGCCTCTGCCAATTTCAGAATAATAAATCCTCTTAAGAAGAGAAACCATTTCTTCTGAATCCATTCCTGCAACATTTTCATAAAGGATTTTAATGCCCTTCATCTTTGACCATACAGATCTTACCTTGTTGACCACCTCTTCTGGAGTGAGGTTTTTATATCCATGACTTCTCCATTTACCACTTTCAAGCAGGTAAACAGGAATGCCTGACATTCCAGAAACCATTCTGAAAACAAGTTCTTCCTCACTCATTTCTCCGTTATCAAAATGAAGAATGGGCAACTTATTCATGTAAGACATTTTTAAGAGCATGTCTATCATAAGCGTAGTTTTTCCGGTCTTTGCTCTAGCGGCAAAGCAGGTGCAGTTTCCCGGTCTAACAAGAGATCCATAAATTTTATTAATAGTTGGGAAGGGACTCATTGCCCCAACTTCTTCTGGTGGAGAATCTCCCCTTTGTTCAATAATCTCTTCTGCAATGTCTGCCAAGTTGACGAGCTTGGATTCTCCCATTTCAAAGCTTCGGATCTCGTTATTGTAAATTCTATCAATTTCTTCTACAATAAAAGAATAAGGTTTAGAGGGATCTACTGTCTTTGTGAAGTTTTCAATCTTCTCACAAATACCCATTGTTTTTCTTCTGAAGGTATATTTCTTTAATTCCTTGACAGAATTAAGAAAGACTTCTTTAGAAACTTTATTAAAAGTTAAAGATCTAATATATTCATCTCTATCAATGGAATCTGGAAAACTTGTATTAAGTCTAGATAGTCTATCAATAAGAATTGTTTCGTCAATGATTTCTGCATTATTATAAGCATTGCGAATCATCTTAAACAAAGTAATATGAACTTTGCTATCTTCTGAAAAGAAATCTTCCTCAACTAAAAAGGAAGAAACCTCAGACCACTCCTTTGGATGTTGTAACAATCCAGATAGAACTTTTTTTTCTAATTCGAAAGATTTAATCATTGTCTTCAATTTCGGCGGAGATTTCACTTAAGATTGCTTTTGCAGAAGCCGTTAGGGCTATTTCGGTTACACTGTCGGAGAACTTCGAAATATATACCACCTCACCCCTTTTGTCAACTGTAAATAATATAAAACCCTTATTGCCTCCTCTACTATTACCAGTTTTATCGTATAATTTTGTTAGCAATATTTGAGAAATCTTCTCGTTTTGTTCTTCTTGGTCGTTCATAGATTGAATTCTTTTAATTTTTCTTCTAAGTTTTCGTCTTCACGAATTCTATGTAAAACAATGTTATTTATTTCGCAAAATCTTTCTTTAAAATCATCTCTTTTTAATTGATTTAAAAAGTTATTTCTACTATCTTTGTGAAAATGTTTATTGTATTTATAGTGTTGAAGACCATCTACTTCTATGGCTATATTACATGAAGCATTGAAAAAGTCAAGCGTTAATCTTGATCCTGCTACAGGGAATTCTTCATATACCATATCTGCTTCCCAATATTGTCGAAGCAAATCTTTTACTCTTTTTTGAACCTTTGATCTGCAATTCGATTCCCAATTAATGCGATATCGATTTGCTTTTACAATCTTAAGGTCTCGCCCTTTTTCATTCTTGAAAATCATTTCATTTTATCAAAGATGTTTTCTTTACAGAACTTTTCAAGTTTTTCACAAAGAACCTGATCTTCTTCTAACAGATTATAGGTTTTAGTAATTCCTTGTGTCTTTAATTCTGAGCCAAGATAATTTGAAAGTTCTTCATCAGAGTTTATCCAAGAACCCTTCTTCTCTAGAAAACCCCATTGAAGAAGGAGATCGATAATTTCATATTCCTTCCATACAGATGTTCCTCCTTTACGTCCATGTTTAACGGGATAAGAAATGCTTACATCAGTTCTCTCTTTAAGACCTTTTGAAATTTTAATACGACAATAATGACCAAGAGTAGTATCTCCATCAAAAATAGTAGCACCTTTTGTTCTTCCTAAGAAATTCCAAACCTGATTAGCTGCATGGACGGGTGCATTCGTTCCTCCTCCACCGACACTTGCGTTTTGATCTTTAGGAGCATATTGATTAGTATCAATTGTTGATCTAAGCTGATTAATCATGAAAAGACAGTGACCTTTTTTATTTAAGACGAGATTTGCTTTCTTAAACATCAATGAGGTAAGAAGTCCAGCCGCGCCTACCTTTGCCGCTTCTTCTGCCTTTTTTGAAGCATCATCTCTTCTAATTAAGCAATCCATAGAATCAATTGCCATAATAAATCGATGATCATCAATATTGCTTTTTACAAGATCATTGATAAGATCTATACTTACTTCGAAAATGTTCGTCTGAAAAACAAAACAAGTTCCAACTTCCCATTCTTTTGGATCATAAATAAATTTGATACCAGCTCTTTCTTTAACATCTTTATCCAAACGTCCTTCGGCATCAATCCATAGACCCTTTGAATTTGGAATTGTTTCAAGTGCATTTTTGATACAATTAAGAACACAATGAGTTTTTCCAGCAAAGGATGCACCATTTACTTTATAAGCTCCCGGCTTATATCCTCCTCCCAATTCTGAATCAAATATCAAAGAACCTGTTGGACAGATCCAATGAACGGTATCTTGATAATTAAAGTGGTCAGATTCATTCTTTTTTAAGAAGTTTTCTAATTGTTTTTTTGATGCATCT